GTTGGTTGGTTTCCGACCGAGTGACCAGAAGTTTTTGGTTATTCCTTGTCGGTTCAAGAAGCGATCGGATTTCATCATCGCGCATGATGCGAATACTGTCGTTGGTCAGTGTGGCAGCATTTTGGTTGATGCTGCTGGTAAGGTTTGCGGACTGCATTTTTCGGGATCTTCTGGTGACAGTAAGTTTCCGAATGAGGTTTTTGCCCCTTTTGGGGTAAAAAAGTAGGTTCGCCACTTTCGAACTCCCGGCTTAAAGGAGGTAGCATCGGGGACGAGTACGATCTTAATGATCGTCTCGATGCTGCCTTCTTTAAGTTCGTCAGTGGCTTAAGGGAGAAGGACGATTACCCTTATAGGTATCTATCGTACATTGGTACGGTGGACAGGGAAGTCGTCCCGGAGGTTGCGAAGTATGAAATGGTGCCTAGTGTGCTATCCCAATATTTCGATCCTAGGTTTGTCGCTTGGTGCAAGGAGCATGCAGGTGACTATGTTGTGAGTAATTCGACTCGCAAGCACTTGTTTGATTCGGTGATGAAGATGGATAAGAAGGTGAATTATTCCTTCCGAGACCATCCGGAGTTGTTGGTGCCAGCGCTTGTTAACGTTAGTGAGATGCATGATTTTGCATTTCGAGCCTCGGATATGACTGATGTTGAGGTCATAGAAGAGGCTAAGCGTGATACGAGCTCCGGTGTGTTTTTGAATTATGCTGGGTGTCCTAAGAAGGGACACTGCCATAAGGCAGATTTTCCGACCCGAGAATTTCAGCATCCTAACTTTAAACGGTGGGTTGTGTGGAAGGTTTCGGGAAAACGGGAACCTAAGACTAGGCATGATTATGTGGAGCTTGGTAAACAGAGGACGTTTATCATTGAACCGTATGAGCATCAATTCCATTCTAAGAAGGTTTATGGAAATCAGAATAAACTTTTGAAGATGGATGGATGGAGTGCATACGGTTTGGACCCATATGACGGGGGGGTTCGTAATATGTGTGTTGGTCTTGTTAAACATCGTCGATTTGGGATGTTTGACGGAAAGGGTTGGGATCGCATGATGCCATTCATGCGTGAGATTTATGTTTTGCGTGATAAGTATAAGACTCCTTCAGAATATTTGGATTGGGTTCGTGATAATATGATCAACTCAATCCTGTATCTTCCGAATGGAGATCTGGTGTTTAAATCATGGGGCAATAATAGTGGGTCAACTAATACAACTGGCGACAACATTCTTGGGATGGAGATCGCTTTTGGTATGGTGCTGGCTTACCTTGGTATTCCACGTGAGAAGTGGAATGATTTTGTGACTGTCTACATATTCGG